TGCGATGAATATATCAGAGTTTATCGAGAACATTTCTCTCCAGCTCTCCGACTTGGAGAATATGGGAAAGCTAGGTTATGTTGATGGTGTTTCAAATATAATCATAAAAAACTTGAATGCATTGGATGTGACCCAACGTCCGCTTCATTGTACAGATAAAAAGAGAGAGATAGTATACGTGAAAGACGATGATGAATGGCAGAAAGAACAAGAAGATAAAAAACATCTCAAGAGCGTAATAAGCAGTGTTGTTTCAAAGAACCTAAAATTATTACCAGAGTACGAGGATAAATATCCCGAATGTATGAACCCAGAATCGAAAAAATCGGATGAATACAACAAGATAATTATGGAAACGATAGGTGGTGGTAGTGATGTTGTAGAGAGAAACAAAGAAAAAGTGATTCGTAAAGTAGCAAAATCCGTAACAATAGATAAAATAGATTGATCCGGAGGAACATTCGCGGAACATTCTTTCGCATAGTTTCTCTCCATACGAGTAAATAAACTATTGTGTGGTTGTATTAATTCCATGTAATTTAAATCTATCGATAGTATATTCAGATATAGATTTTTTTTTAGAAACGATTTTACCTTTATGATTAAGTATAAAATCCTCTTTAATTAATCCTCCAGATGTTTTATATGCTTTACAATTCCATACATCTTCTCTCGAGCCGATGAGTGAATCATAAACAATATCATTACAGAAATACTTGCCTTCTTTATTTTTGTTAAGTATATTACAAGAGTACATTTTTTGTTTTAATTGATTAGTCGTATCAATATAATTCTCAATATCTTCTTTTTGAATAGATTCAATTATTAGATGATAATTAGGATTATTTTTGAATGCGGATATTTTTTTCATCAATTTAATATTTTGAACTTTTAAACGTGTATTTTCAGATTGTAATAAAATAAGATCATTAGTATTATTATTTTCATTTTTGATTTCTAATTTTTTTTTTAAATAAGTATTTTCTTGTAAAATCTTGATATAATTTTCGGGAGAATATTCGATGCTAGTAATAATTTCTTTAATAATTTTATCTAATTCAGAAAAAGTTACATTGTCAATACATAATAGTTCAATATATTTTTTATTTTTTAATGTAATATTGCGTATTCTTTCATTAAAAAATTTATTATCTTTAATAGCATTTTCAATTTGTAATTTATTATCAACTTTGAATGCATTAACGAGGTAAAAATTCGAATACGTATCTTTATGTTTATATACGCGATTTTTTAAATTATTAGAATTGCCAAACTTGATTAATTTTTCATTTTGATTACTAACATTATCAATAATTCCATAATATACACATTGCGTATTGTTAGGAAATTGTTGTAAAATAGTTTTCTCTCTAATAACTAATTTATCTTTTTCATTTGTAACAATTTGATTTTGAAGATTAACTTGTTGATTCTTATAATTTTCTAATTGTAATTTAAGTTCATTACTTTCTTCTTGAATAACTTGATGAAGTGTTTCTTCTAATTTAATATAATATTCGTGTACTTCATCTGCTTTTTTAGTTCCAGCTTTTAAACAGAATTTTTTGAATGTGTCAATATTTAACATAAATAATTCTTTATTTTGACCTCCTTTGGTGTGTGTTGTTTGCTTTCCCGTATGGGAAAGCGATTTTGTGTAGTCTTTGTTTAAAATAAAATGGTTTTCTAATAATATTTTTGCTTTAACTTTTTGATTAAACCCTAACCATTTCCAAACATTATCCAAATCAATAATAAAATCGTTTTTTTTATCACAATTTAAATAACAATAAAAACTAGCAACAAACATTTGTTGTTGAGTATCATTAAACGTCTCTTTAATTTTGGTAATTAATTTATTATGATAATCACCGTTTAATTTTGTGATAGGGTTTTGTTCAATTAGTTCGACAATATCAATTTTAGACATAATAATATAATATGTTATACTGTATATTATTTAAGTATATTTAATGCTTCATTAATATGGTTTCGCTTTTATAAAACGAATGCGTATAACAAATGATCCGGAGGAACATTCGCGGAACATTCTTTCGCATAGTTTCTCTCCAACACCATGAATAAAACCATAAATCTTGTCAATATTTTTGTTACTGGTTTCCAGTTTCCTCACCCATTTCCGGATTCCTATTATGAGAGCATAAATGCAGGGTGTTCCTACTAACGCGCAGACAGGCATTTCAGGGCACGGTTCTTATACACTTGATAATAAGTGTAAACTGCGTATATGGTGTAGTTTATGGGTGCGAATAGTATTATAGTATGGTATACTATGATTAACCCCCTCATGTTTTCTCTCCAGCATCACGAAGAAAAGTATTATAAGTTTTTGTTTATAGATGAAAAACTTATAATTTATACGTTAAAATTTTCTTTCATGAAATCAATTACATTGCCTCCACCGATAGACGGTTTATAATAATAAACATAATAATTAGTAAATGTTTTAGATTTGAAAAAATTACCCAAAATTTTGATAAAATTTTGTTTAATAACCATAACATCTTTATTGTAAGGAAATTCTTTGATAATAGCAATAGGTTCAACTGTTTTTGTAAAAATAGTAATAGTTAATTGTTGTTCTAATATAATATTTCTAACTTGATTGGGTGGAATAGGTTTATTAAAGAATAATTCTTCATAATAATAATTCATTTCAGGGTATTGTCTAAACATTTCGATGATATAGGTTACGAAATCTTTTGAATAATCACTATAAGATTGAACAGCATTTTTATACTGTTGAATTTGATACGAAATAACTTGAAATAATACACCAATAGCTAATATAAATGTAGATATAGATGTGATAATGGCAATATAGCTAATAAATTCATTATTTTTATGAAATTTATGATTAATATGATAAAAAAAATAGAAAATTAAAAATGTAACTAATAATAATGCAAAAAATAACCCGTTAAATAACATAATATATAAATAAAATATATTATAATTATTGTATAAAAAAAGAGATGTATTTAATTTAAATTATAAAATCATAACAAACTATTTAACTATTTTCATTTTCAATTTCTGTAAAGTAATCCATAATTGGATGATCTTCAAGATCACTATTATCATCATCCAGATAATCACGATAATCACTATCATCATCATCATCGTCTTCATTGTCAGCAATATCATCTTCAACCCTACTGTTAATAATACCGAATTTTTTAGCTTGGAATAAATCTGCTCTGCAAATAGGACACGGTAATTCACGTCCGTTAGGTTTGATTAGACACCAACATTCAACACATAATTTATGACCACAGGATGTAGTTGATTTAGTAACATCTAAACAGACGCAACATTCTTCAGGGTTTTTTTCGTCACATGGAACACTATTAAGTATCTCTAAGTTATAACAAAGATGAGGAACTTCTCTCGGATGGGGAATTTGAGGTGTCATAAACACTCCGTTTAATTTGTCAAACTTCATGTCCTTAATATCATTATTCATATGTTTAATAACTGTTTCATAGTCTTTTAATGTATACTTTGTTAGTTTTTTAATATATGTTTTTCGGAATAGCATTTGACGTACAACAAATGCTCTATCGTCTTGTTGTGTTATATTATACATTAACATTTTTGATGTGGTAATCCATAAAGACATGCCATTTTCATTGACTATAAGCTCACATTTAACTTTTAGGCCATCAATTTCAAATACTGGTAAAACGACAAATGATCGTCCATCATGCATAGTATTGTCAATGGCTAGTTTAATGGAGACAGGAAGTCCCTTACTAGCGATAGGAACGCACTTGCATTCATGATTTTTGCATGAAATTTGAACAACATTTTGGGCATCAACATTGATAGACATGGTATTAACTTAACGGTTTTAACTGATATATATATATATTTGATTGACACCAGTAACAATCATAAAAACTTTTTCAATTTTTTTTATTTTAGACCGTTTCTAGCGACTGCTTAAATTTTAAGCGAAAGAACCTTCCTAGAACCTTCCTCGCAACCCAAAAGCAAAAAATTTAAGTGATTACCAAAAATGAGTGTAAATTGAAAAAAATTGATTTAATTTTGACGCCCTAACTTTCTCTCAATCAATACATATACCAGTTTAAGACAACTTCAACAATGACAACAGTAATGCCAGTAACAATGACACAAGAGATGCGTAACATTCTTTTCGATGCCACCGTGAGACCGCCAACTACTCATGAAGACAGACTAAAATACGCTCATGCTACACTGACAAACATCATTCTGAATCATGAAGAGCACTTTAGACATGCCTTCATTAAACCAGATGATTTTATAGCATTCGTAACATGGGTAGATAAAAAGGAGAAAGGAGAGCTTTATAACGAGCATGAAATGCTAGGTTTGAAGGCCCTAAACAGCTGTCAAATTAAGTACATTTCATTAGCCATATTTAAAAATTTAGCATTAGACATTTTTGATAGAGATCAATTTCTTGCAGACTGTGGTGTTCCAAAGGACTACAAACCACCATTGTATAATGATGATGATTATCATCATCTACCAGATCTGATAGATATTTCATCAGATAGTGATGAAGAATAATTTTATAACATGTAATTTTAACTAAATTTCCACCTTTAATAAAGGTAGAGCCAAAACAAAACGGCTTTTTTTTATTGTAACGGTCGAATTATTGTAACGGCTAGAAACAGCTAATTTAAACCGTTAAAAATGGTATATTAATACCATTTAACGAGCAAAGTAGATCAAAAATGAAAAAAAATTTAAGTAAATTAAAAAATCCATAATCGAAAAAAAAAATTGAAATTAAATTTTTTAAATATGGAAGAATCATTAAATAACAATCAGTTAAGTGTTCAAATAATTTTAAGTAAGCAATTTCAAGTCAATTTCAATTAAGATTTCTACTATTTCTAATATTCAAATATCCAATATTTCAATATTAAATATGTCAGCTCAAATCGAAACCCAAAACCAAGTTTTCGCTGTTGAATCCGTCGTTCCTTCCGTTGATCAAAAATCAATGGATGTCGTCGTTGAAAATCAACCAGAAACTCAACCAAAAACAAAAAAAGAATTAAAAATGACAAAAAAAACAAAAAATTTAATCGTATTATGTGGTAAATTATATAGTTTTGACGGTGAAGAGGCAATTACTCGTTTATTAAATCATGAAAAGCCAAAGAAAGAGAAGAAGGTCAAGGAGCCAAGAAAACGTAAGTCAGTTGCTTCTAATCCTGATGATGTAGATAAAAAGAAGAGAGGTCGTCCTGCCAAGAATATTACTGTTATGGAAGAATCACAAGTAGTAGATATGTTTGCTGACATTGTATCAAAAGACGATGATTCTAGTGAAGAAATCACTGATGTAGAAGTTGTCGTCGAATCTACTGAAAAAAAAGCACCAAAAACAAAACGTGCTCCAAAAAATGAAGAAGACAAGGCCAAGAAAGCTCAAGAAAAGGCTGAAAAAGAGACCAAGAAAGCTCAAGAAAAGGCTGAAAAAGAGGCCAAGAAAGCTCAAGAAAAGGCTGAAAAAGAGGCCAAGAAAGCTCAAGAAAAGGCTGAAAAAGAGGCCAAGAAAGCTAAATCAACCAAGTCTCCAAAAAAATCAAAAAAATCAGAAAAGGTAGACAATGAAGCAACCAAGACCACTGTTTCTGACACTGAATCAGATGAAGAATCTGAAAAAGAAGAGGTTTTTAAAGTCAAGAAATTCGAATATAATGGTGTCAGTTATTTTAGAACTCGTAATAATGATGAATGGCATGAAAACGGACACATCTATAACATGGAGCAAGATTTAGTTGGTTTCTGGTGCGATTCCGAAAAGACAATCAAGTTTGTTGAAGAGGGTGAATGCTCTGAAGAAGAATATGATGAATAAATTAGTAGATAGTTTTAGATAGTAATTTTATATAATTGTAATTTAATGTATATTTTTTTTCTTTCCCATTTATCCGTCGTAACTCATTTCCCGTTTTGTAACTCATTTCCAGATTTGTAACTCATTTCTGGATTCCTATTAATGAGTATATTGTCTGGTTGATATTAGTTACAGACAGAACACACCATATTGGCTGAAAGCGCGGTATATGTGTCGGGTGTTGCGGGTGTCACTGTATATACACAGTACACTGTACACCATAAGCACTATATATATAACAACTATACCACCACCCCCATTTACTTTCTCTCCAGTATTACAAAACAAAGTATAAATGCCTGACCAAAACACTGACATCACTTAAAAATATTTCCATTTTTATAGTATGTATTATAATCCACTCATTATAATCCACTCATTTGATATTACTGTATTCATCTACATATGATTGAATAATATCATAATTAACTGTATCAGTAGGTTGATGACTCCAATACCATTTATGAAATATAACATCATATGGATTAATTGAATGACCATAAAAACTGTTTTTTCTAGAAGGATGGTTGTTGTTGTTTAAACTATGATTATTTTTATCTCTCCAATCAACGTTTTGATAACGTGGCAACATACAATCAATAGTATAACCATTTTTTAATATACAATTCGATAAACCATACTCTCCATTTACAATTGCGTCATGTTTATTTACGTGATCACAAAATATATTGCCTTGTTTTTTTAACAAGTCTAATCCAATATTATCAACCATAAAGAAAAATCCTTCTACTTTAGGTCCATATCCTCCTGCATCATTAATAGGTAAGCATACAATAGTAGTTCCAACCAATTTCACATCTTCATTAATTTTATTTATAAAAATAGTACTCCAATGATTCTCTTTATAATAATGTGGTAATATTGGACCTATAACCCCACTATTTAAAAAAAAATAATAATCATACATTTTGTTATTGTTTTCAATATACTCCAATCCAGCATTATAAGCACCAAAATCAAATCCAATATTATCTCTTTTTATTATGGTTAAATTATCTAATTCTGGAAATTGAATATTTTCACTATAATTATGTCCGTTAATAACAATTATATAATCAATATTTTCTTTATAGGTCAATTCTTTTTTAACAAAAAAAGCTAAATTATAATTGGCTATATCTGTCATATAATACGCATAAATTACAACAGATTTCATAGATTATTAGTATCAAAATTAAATTTAATATTACATATAATAAATTTAATTTTCTCTCCATTTAAACGAAATAACTAATAAAACCACAACTTTAAAATAATTATACAATATATAATGTGTTGGAATACAACAATATCACTAAATACATTCTTATTTAGTTTATTTAGTGTCTCATTAGCATATTATAACAATGTAAAAAAATAAAGAACATCATTTTCTTTCCGGTCGGTGTAATTGTATCAAAAAATTATATAAACTGTAAAATACTATATTTAATATCATTTATAATTTTAATGCGATTCATAACCAATGTACCTATAAATCGTTCTTTCCTTTTTTGTTTAATTTCACTAGTCCATGTTCTCCATTTACGAATAAATTTTTTCATATAAATGTCGCCATAATAACCTCTATTATTCATAGGATGAAATGCCGTTTCAAAACGTGCAATTCTAATTACACCTTTTGGTGCAATTAGTAAATTATTACTACATAATTGATAATCACATATCATTTTACCAGCATTTTCATATCGTTCAATCATTACAATAGTATGCATGTTTACACTAACTATAAAAATTACACTAACTATAACAATATAAATACAAACTGTTTAATAAGATTTTTGTTTTCAATTTTAAAAAAAAATAAAAAATTAAGTGAATGCAAAAATACCAGTATCCAAAAAAAAATTGATTTGACTTTTCTCTCCATCACATCATTATAAATTAACAAAGCAATTAACAAAGCAATTAACAAAGCAATTAACAAAGCAATTAACAAAGCAATTAACAAAGCAATTAACAAAGCAATCAAATCTAATATAATAATTTAGTGTAACAGTTTCAATATTCTTACTATATTATTTCACTAACAGCAAAATGCAATTAAGATCTGGACGTTCCGTTGATGTCTCAAATTCTACAAAATCAAGTCACTCAATGACAATGCGTAGACATTCGAGAAATTATGAAGAATTTAATGAGAGAAAAAAATATCAAGCAGAAAAACGTACTTCATTTGAAGATGACATTTATACTTCGGACGAGGAAATTTTAGAGTCCAAAAAAAAACATATTAGAAGTTCCATGAGACATTTATTATATGCAATTGAATATCAAAGACAAAATAACTATTCATTTTATCAAGTAATAGAAACATGTATTGAATTATTCACATTTATCAATAATAATATTGATTTTATTATTAGTAACAAAGTTTTTAACGAAAAATTATCCAAAGTAATAGTAGAAAAAGGTAATTATATAATTAATGAAATTTACCGTAAAGACAAGACACGTTCCCAAACCAAAAAATTTGAAAGATGCAGGTATTATATAGGTAATGTAATTGATTTAATCGAACATTATATTTTAAAATTATATTAAAAACAAAAAACAAAAAACAAAAAACAAAAAACAAAAAACAAAAAACAAAAAACAAACATATTTTATAACTGTAACGTATAACTAACTCCTTTTTTTTATTGCACAAAACAAAGTGATAAAGTAGATGAAAAGAATAAAAAATTGATCTAAAATTAGAATTTTATAAATATTTTACAAAATACGTATATAATCAAAATGACTACAAATTCTAGTATAACAAAACAGATGTATATAAATAGATTACCAATTCCTCAAGATTTACAACTCATAATTAAAAACTATTGTTTTTATGATTTTCAAACATGGGAAACAATTAAATTTATAAAATTAAAAAAAAATAGAATACATCATTTATTAAATAATAAAACGAATTCAAGAGCATATCTAGAGGAATTTTTAGATGATGGTACCGAAATAGATGAACATTGGGTATTCAGTGTATTTGAAAGTGATGATGAAAATAACCCAGAATTTCAATTACAAGCAGTAAATTGTTCTTTATGTGGTGAGTATAAAGAAACAAGATCTGTGTTTCTACCAGAACAAATAAAATGCAAGTGTCCACCAATAGAATACAATGACAACGACTACGATGAATATTCTTATCATCCATCAGATGATGATAGTTTTGATGATTAAAACCCTAACCCTAACCCTAACCCTAACCCTAAAAAAAACAAATTTAGTTTTATTTTTACTTACAAATACAAATACAAATACTACTGTACTACACTACTGTACTACACTATAATATTACTATATTTTTTTACAGACAGACAACTCTATTGAAATAACCCAATAATAAGTTCTCTCTTTGAATTTTGAACATTCGAAATATGTTGTTCAACTGATATAGTTTTATTTTCTTTATCAAACCCATCCATCATAAATCGAAACACACTCACCGTTTTTTTCTGTCCAAACCTATGACACCTTGCAATAGCTTGATCTTCAATTGATGGATTCCAATGTGGACTTACAAAATATATTTCTGAATAATTTTCTTGCAAATTCAAACCCTCTGCCCCAGAATTAATTTGAATAATTAAAACATCAAATGGATTGTTTAATAATTCTTTTCGATCATTTTTTTTAGTGCGTGCATCAATTTTACCAATTTTAATATTATTTTGAAGCAGGCACAATCGTTTTTCAATAATATCCATTTCTTCGTGAAAATCGCAAAATATAATTTTACCATTTCCATTCAATATTCTGGAATAAATTAAATCAACAACAATATTAATTTTATTAGAACTAAACATTATTTTGTTGTCCTCTTCAACAGCCACAGCGTCAGTATCAGTAACCTTCCCACGATCAGCAGCATGAGCCTTCTTAATAAGCAATTTGCTTGAAATGCAAGATTGTTTTGCACGTATTAATAAAACCATAGCCATAGCCATATTATTTACAGAGTCAGGTAAATGTTTATATGTTCCATTAAAATCATCAATTGGAACCGTATCTATTACACCAGAAAATTCAAGCATCCCATGTATTTTTTTTGAAACTAATTTCTCTCTACTAACCGCATGATCTGTCTCACTCCACGACACATTTTTATATACATTTTCTACATCAGGTAATAAAATACCAACTTCTTTTTTGCTTCTTTTTAATACGAACTTTTTAAGTATAAAATCAATATTTTCTTTAATAAAACTAATAGGTAATCCTATTAATAAACATAAATTATAAAAATCTTTTAGTTTATTTTGAACAGGTGTTCCTGTAACAAACCATCGAATGTTAGATTTTAATCTAGACGCACTCAAAAACAATAACGTATTTTTATTACGTAAATGATGTGCTTCGTCAAATATAACGCGATTCCATTTAACTTTATGGAGATCATTTTCGATAATTACTTTATTTTTTTTAGTGCTTTCTACTTTATTAATTTTACCACATATAGCCCCATAGGTAGTAAGAACAATAACAGATTTATTTAATTTTTCCAAATCATATTTTTTCTTATTAGCCCCATGATAAATAATAGCTTTATGGCCGGTAGTTTTATATATTTGTAACCACCACTGTTCTAATAAACCAAATGGCAATACAATTAATGTTTTTGTCATCATATTAGTTATACAAATACCTAACATCATGATAGTTTTACCTAACCCCATTTCATCAGCAACTATTCCTCCACGAATAAATTGTTGTGTCTTACCTTGAGACACTTGCTGTGAATCTAACATAGTTCCCATTTCTCTCTCAACACACCACGTAACACCATCTAATTGATATTCTTTTTTTTCTAAACCAGCATTATCCAAATAAGTATGGAATGAATCTTTAACGGTTTCGTTATTGAATCTCATGATTATTAGGGACAGTCCAGTTGATAGGTGAATGAATATAAATAAATAGTAATTTAAAAACTGAAAATAATAATTAATGTTTATTAAATAAGAAAATGAAAAAAATTAATTTCAATTTTTTTTTGGTATTTACATAGACCGTTTACACCCCTCTCCAGAATAGACCGTTTACACCCCTCTCCAGAATAGACCGTTTACACCCCTCTCCAAAACCACTATTTTTTTATGTGTTATATATAACAGCTGGTAAAATAAAAAAAAATGAAATCAATTTATTATTTTTTTATGAATTAATAAAACAATAATTATTTAAGTAAAGCAAGTATTATTAACAATGGAATCAAGTTACAATACCAACCCAACAACCCTTTCTTCCTCATCAGAAACAACCTGTTCAATTTGTATGGAAAATATAACAGATTTAAACAAAACAACAACGCAATGTGGTCATGTTTTTCATTCATCATGTATATTTAAAAATTTAAATTTTAGAACATCTTGTCCAATGTGTAGAATCGATTTAGTTTCTAAAAATAATGCTCCTACTACTATTCCAAGACAAACAACTACAAATTCAAATATAAACATAAATAACATTAATTATATATATAACTTTCCAAGTGCACCATCCAGAACTCTCATGGATGATGATATTATTAATGCGTTACTACAACTTGAATCACCACGCAATGAAAATGAAGAGAATACATCATTTGAGGATTATCTCCTAGAAACACAAGGAGAAGCATCACCTCAATATGAATCACCGCAATTACAATACGGTAATGATATTATTGAAACCTATAGAAATTTAACTCAAGAATTTGATGATGTACAAGATGCCAATAACGCAGAAGAAACAGACAATCACGCAGAAGATGACAATGACGCAGGAGATTCCGAATATGACACCGAAAGTGAAGATGCCAATTTAGAACGATATGAAACTGACATACCAATTAAAGAAGTAACAAATAAAATGTTAGAATTGGGATACACTACAGAAGATATGTTATATTTTATGACTTGGCGAATTAATCCATTCTATTTTAATAGGCAATATGTAGAAAAATATACACCAGAATTTTATAATACAATGCTAGAAACAATGAATAAAATTTTCACTAAAGAAATATCAATAGAACCACACGTAAATAACGTACCAATTGACAATAGATGAATTAAATTAAATAAAAAATAAAAAATTAAAAATTAAAAATAAAAAATTAAAAATAAAAATTTGTAATGTAAAATTAATTAAACAACAATCCTTTTTTTCTAAATAAACTCCGGAGAAAAACTCCGCCAATCAAAAGTAATTAAAATAACAATACCATAGATAAAAATTACAAGTTTTAAAAGAACATCATTTAAATATTCATTTATTATATTTTTATTATGATAAGGGTAAAATAAATAAATTAACAAAATAGAAGTAGAAATAATAAATATATTTTCAGCAATAGTTTTATAATATATTATCTTTTGTAATTTTTCATCATTTTTTATAACAATGTTGTTATTTACATTTTTGTTGTCCGCAATTTTGTATTGAATTTTATAATCAATTTTTAAATATTTAGTTAGTATAAAAAAAAATAGATATATAAATTTTATAAATACAATAAAAATAATAAAATAATAAATTATTTTTTTATGTAATTTATTATACGAATGAATCATTCTATAAAATAACAAAATAATAAAATAACAAAATAACAAAATAATAAAATAATAAAATATATAATATAAAATATATAATATAAAATATAAAATATAAAATATAAAAATATATAATATATTTTAAAAAAATGATCTGCAAAACTAGCTGTTTTATTTCTTTACTATTCATTATTGCAATGATTTATACAACTAATGCAACCTCTAATAATCAGGTGATTTCGAATTATAAAAATCAATTACCACCTGATTTACAAGAAAAATATGAACAAATTACAAATGAACGTAAAAAAATATATTTTGAAGGATATATTTTAGGTTTTATATTAGCAATTCTAGTTATTATGATGAATATTTACCTATTAAATAAAAAAATATCATCATCTACAATGATTTGCATTGTAATATCTATATCTTTTATTACAAATTATTTTTATTATATGTTACATCCTAAAACTGATTGGATGCTGAATCATATTAAATCGCCAGAACAAACAAAAGCATGGTTAATAATGTATAGAAATATGCAATATTATTATCATATGGGTTTTGTTTTAGGTATTATCGCCGTAGGAATATTAGCATATGCATTTCGTTGCATATAAACGCTTCATGAGAGTTTCGATCTCTCGACCTTGAGGTTAACAGCCTCACGCTCTACCAACTGAGCTAACAAAGCACTAAATTATACGTACAAACAATACACAAACAATACACAAACAATAGACAAACATTATACGGATGATTGCTCTACTGGTCTTTGAAATTTCTTAATACACTCCCAAATTTTTGATGCTTCATCAATAGTATATGCTCCTCTCTTTTGTGCTAATCCTAGAAAAGAAACCATCAAATTTAATGCAGTAATTTCATCTGCAACAGGAATATCAGTAAGACGAATTTCTTTTTGAGGAATAGCCTTTGATGTAGTAGTGTCATTTTCTGCATCATTTACAATTGGTACATCGGATGTTGCAGAATTGACAGTTTCACTTACTGATTCAGGCAAATCTTTCGATTTTTTAGTAACTCTTTTAACCTTTGGTTTTGCTTCCATTTTGTATTATTACTGCTATTATATAAATAACGTATTATTTATATAATAGTACATTCAATTGATTTTAAGTAGTTTATTCATAAATAATTTATAAAATAAAAATAAAAATTGATTTATATTTAAATATAAAGATATAATTCAATTATAAAATAAAAGTAATCAACATACAACAAGAGTTAAATAAACCAAGCAAAACCAAGCAAAATCAAGCGAAATCAAACGAAAAATAACTAATTTAAAAAGCAATATTCACTAATTTCTAATTTATACTCTAGAACATCCAATCCAAAACTAAAATGGCATCTTATCAATCTTGTTGTTCATTTATTAATGAAAAACATACTATATTAGATTATGTAATTTTAGATTTTCATACAAATACAAAAAAAAATGCAATTCCAAAAGAATTAATTTGTAATATGGATGTAAATATTCATGATTCATCATCAGAATCAGAATCATTTGGTTGTTTAGAAATGCAAGCAGGAGAAACCACAATTAATATAGATCCATTGTTTTTCCTATTTTCAATAGATGATTCAGCGTCTATGAGTGAAATTTGTAAAGATGGTAAAACAAAAATGGAACATGTTCATTTCACAATGAATCAAATGTTACATTATTTTGCAGAAAACCCAGAAGCAACCATTTATGTGAATGTAACAACATTTAATGATAAAGTAAAAACTGTAATAGATACGACATTGATTTCACACAATAATGTAAATGAAATTATAGAAAAGATAAAAAAAATTCGTCCTACAAATTCGACTAATTTAGAACTAGCATTAAAAACAGCCAACCAAACAATGGATGATTATGTAACAACTATATCAAAAAAAAATCAACAACATAGAATTGTGCATATTTTATTAACAGATGGTTGTCCAACAGCAGGCGATTGCGATGATAATAATTTATCATCCCTAGTAAATGATAAATATTGTAATACATTTATTGCATTTGGTGTAGATCATAACCCAATCCTAATGAATAAATTAGGAAATGTAGGCAAGAATACTTCAAATTATCTTATCGAGAAGTTAGAGTTAATTGGTAATGTTTATGGCGAAGTAGTATATAATCAATTGTTTAAAGTATTAGATAATGTAATTTTAAATATTGATAAAGGATATATATATGATTGGTATACAAATGAATGGAAAACAAAATTACATTTAGGTTCCTTATCGAATGAAGTAAAAAAATTCTATTATATAAAATCTAGTGAACCAAATAATTGTATAGTTGAAATAACAGGTCGTCCAATTGATAGAGATGCAGGTTTATTATTTAAAGAATATGTAAACAAAGTACCAGATTTACTAATAATGGATTCTAATGATAATGTTGAAGGAATAGTAGATGTTGATTTAACAAAACATATTTTAAGACTTTGTACACAAAGATTATTATATGAATCACGACAATATGCAGCTGATCCCGATACAATTCCATTTACTAATGTAAATATAAATGATTCATTATGGTTAAGACAAAATAGAATGTTTAATAATAACTTGATTAGATCTACACATCATGATGAATTATTATCTGTACAAGAAATTACAGAAAAAACAAAAATACAAACAAAAGTAGAAACAGAAATATTATATGGAGAACCGCAATCTCGTTTACAAATTTTAAAACAAAAAATAAATAAACATATTAACTACATGTATAATTATAATTATTTAAATACAACGAAACAAGATGAATTTATACAAAAATTATGTGAAGATATGGAAATATCATTAAAAACGTTGGGAACAAAAAATCAACAAATATATTTAAATGCAAGGTCAAGATCACAAGGAACACAACAAATGTATAATGTTACAATAGATAATGATTTTTCAGAGAATGAAAATAATCATTTAAGTGTAAATAATGTATATGCAACACCATCAGCAATAAAAATAATGCGTGAATTTAGTGCATAATAAACATAAACATAAACTATTTAGACTCAAATATTTTTTTACAATACTTAAATATGTTTATAATTTATTTAGTATTTTTATAAAAAATTTATTGTATAATATGTAAACTAAATTTTAATCTAATCTAATAATTTACTTTAATTTTAATTTAATTAAATTATTTTAATATTAATAAAATAATTTATTATATTATAATAATATAATGTCAAGCTATACTGCAACCGTCACAGCAACAGGTAGTGCAAATACAACAACCTCTCCATCTATAATAGTAACTGCTACTTCAACTGCGTCAGCATCATCTAATATTTCATTAGAAGATGCTGAACTATTAGCTGAAACAATAGCACAACAAAATGCTAATAATATAGCTAACAATGATGCAAATGTAATTACACAAACTGTTGAGTATATAATAGAATATGGTCCTATTGGCCCTACAGGTGCTACAGGCGCAACTGGTGTCACAGGCGCAACAGGTGCTACAGGCGTTACAGGCGCAACAGGTGTCACAGGCGCAACAGGTGCTACAGGCGCAACAGGCGCAACTGGTGTCACAGGTGCAACAGGCGCTACAGGTGCTACTGGTGTTACAGGTGCTACAGGTGCTACAGGTGTTACAGGTGCTACAGGTGCTACTGGTGCTACAGGTGCTACTGGTGTTACAGGTGCTACTGGTGTTACAGGTGCTACAGGTGTTACAGGCGCTACAGGCGCTACAGGTGCAACAGGTGTTACAGGTGCTACTGGTGTAACAGGTCCTATAGGTCCATTAGTAACAGCTTTAACAAATACGACTGGTAATATATCACCAGGTGACACTGGATATGTTATTTTTCAACCAAACAAAAATAATATT